TTTATTAACTGCATTACCTACAAATCCGTTTCCTATAAGTGTTAGTTTCATAAATTTTTCCAACATAGATAAGCATAGAATAATGCTCCTATGAATAGTGTTAGTAATAAAGTTTCTGCATCAGATAATATCATTTTGCTCTCCATCTATAAACTTCTTCAGTACAAAAGTTTCTCCAGAACTTACATTCTGCCAATTTAGCACCTTCAGTGGGCACTGAACAAACTCGTTCATGTTTACTGTTCTCCCAACAATCGCCAGTGACTCCTCTCATTTCAACAAATTTTGCAAAGCCGTCATCTATTGACAGCATTATCAAAGCTGGTGCTATAAAAAATAATATTATTATCCATAAAAAGGATATTCCAAAGCCTTGATTATGATATGGTTCATTACTCATATTTTTTCCTTTTAATTTCTTCTTGCATGTCTAACATATTTTGTTTATATTCTTCATATAGTGCTGGATCAGATTTACTGCCAGTACCGTCTACTCCAAAATTACAACTTACTAAAGCCAACATTATGAAACCACATACCCAAGCAAAACCTTTCATGAATTTAAAAAAAATGTCATAGGCTTCTTCTGCTTGTTCTTGTGCAACTTTTTTTACTTCACTCACTTTATTTCATCTCCTTCTCTGTCATTAAATATATCGCCTGCCATTGCCTGTATTGTTTCAAGATCGTGTTTGCATTTTGATTTGTCAAAAGATCCATCAGCGTTCTTATATCTTTCTCGATGGAGTAATACAGCCATATCGTGCATTGTGTTAATTTTTTTTATAAGTTCCTCTAAAGTATGTAACATACTATTCTCCAAAATCAAAAAGTGTGTTGAATGTGTTATTTTGTTTTGTATTCTCTAAATCATAGTTCAACACACCTATCAAGTTGTCTAGTTTATTATCTATGATTGTTGATTCCATTGCTTCATTATCGAACGGAAGTTCTTTGAACCAATCAGGAATTCTTAATTCGTCTGTTGGATACGCCACACTTGTGTATCCTAATGGATTTTGTTTCAGTTTACACACAATTACTTTCATTCCATCAGTAATTTCTTGTGAATATTTGTCGCCGTTCATCTTTTTTAATGTATTCCAATTAATACTTGCTCTAACATGGCCAGGCATGTTAGCTTTACCTTGTTTTTGTTCTAGTCTTTGGTAATGACCAATTTTATTCGCACGTTTAGGAGATCCCTTCTCATACCCAGGACGTTGTTTAAATTCTTTTCTAAATTCAGTTATCCTGTCTAGTATTTCTTTTTCAGGCTTGTTTGTCAAAACCATTAACAGTAGCTCACTTAAAAAGTCTTGCATGAAAACAGGAGTATCAGATCTACGTAAGTCTAAGCCCATTGCTTTTACTTTACCAGGTTTTCCTTCCGTATCACTTCTAAAACCTTCTAAATCATACACCAATGCCGCATATCTTTTCTTTGTAATATAAAGTCCGCTTTCTGCTACAATTTCTCTACCTGCCGCAATAACATCGGCTCTACTCTTTGGACAATGGAAAGCTTCTGCCATGAACTTTTCAAATGTACTATTTGCCGCTTCGGCAACTTGATCATAAAGTGTAATTACATTTTCTTTTGACCAAGGAATCTTACCTGCATCTATATCTTTTTTCAATATAGGATATGCACTGAAGTAAACAGAATCAGTGTCACCATATATGACAGCATCACCCACATGATCATATGTGCCTGTTATAACTTTGTTTACCTCTGCACTCATGTGTTTTACAATAGTTCTACCTGACAGTGTAGTAGACTGTCCAATACGTTTATCAAAAAATCTGCAACCAGGATTTAGAATTGCACCGTACAAACTATTTAGGTTAATTTTTTTAACAAGCTGTCTTTTATCCCAATATTCAATTTCAATTTTGTTATTGGCATCTTTTGCTTTTTTAAGTTGTGCTTGTAATTCTTTTCGTTCTTGATACCAACGTTTTAATAGTCCAGGAATAACACCTTCGTGTTCTGTTGTAAAAATAGTGCCATTGGAACTTAACATCCAAGGCTTATTGCTATCAAAGATTATTTTGTATATTTCTGCACCACTGAGAATATCTTCTTCACCGTTTTCCCAGTCCACTGTAATAGAAATATCTCTTTTTTGTTCCATTACTGCATCATATTCCAAAGTTCCAAACTTACCTTCCCATGCTCCTGCAAAGGATTTCTTTTGCAAGTTCATTGCTTCATTCAAATATTCATCTGTAAGCGTTGGTCTTAATTGTCCAACAATGGTAGCTGGATCCATATTCAATGCTCTAATTACTGACGGATATAGTGAATTCAAGTCCATTGAACCAATCCACTTATGCAGGCCTTTTTTCGGAAATGCCACATAAGCACCTGCCGCCGTAGATGATTCTGGGTCACGTTTAGGCCTATTAGGCACTCTCATACCACGTCTGTGTGCTTCGTTTACAATAGCTTGTTCTGTAACTGCGACAGCACCCATAGTGGTCTGTAGCAAAACAGTATTTGCATGAGCAAGTTCGTTACTGAGAGCAATAAACCTTAGTTTTTTGTCCAGCTTGTCCAGTAGTGCAACGTCTTGCCGATTGTATTCGATGAATGTTCGGAAGTCATTGTTATAAAGTTGATCGAGTGTACCTTCATACACAGTTTTCTTTTCGCCAACTTCAAGTTCACCAATGGCATCAAGCCTATAAGTGTGTCTTTCTTCATATGTGTATTTACGATAAAGTTCCAAACTATCTAAATGTACTCTACCTACTAGGTCATAGGTTTCAGCTGATTTACCATACTTTTCGTATTCACGTTTTTTAGGAAGTTGTTTCCAAAGACAAAAACGTCTTGTATCATCTTTGCTTAGGACTCTACTTACTCTGTTTACAGTATATGGAATATCATAACCTTCACTGTTCCAACCTGTAATTATGTCACTGTCTTCGATCAAATCTAAGAATGCTTGTAGCATATCCCCTTCTTTTTCAAACAGTACACACTCATCTCCCCACTCTTTTACCTGTTCTTTTGCTTGTTGCATGTTTAATGTTTTAGGAGGAACTGCAAGTGTAATAAGTGCATCCAACCATTGTAGGTGTACAGTAATTGCAGTAATAGGCATAAAAGGATCACTAGGATCTGCGAATCCTCTTTCTGGATCATAGTCTGTTTCAATGTCAAAGAAACAAACATTTAGTTTAGGAGCATCTTGATTAAGATAATTTTCGCTTAAACATTGAAATATAGGATTTATATCGCTTTCGAATAGTTTTCTTTTGTTGTTTATTGCAAGTTCTTTACGAAAGTCCTTTGTGCTTTTGCTAACTATCCTACTAATTGAATCGCCATAGATGCTTTTGTGCTTGCCTTTGACATCATCATAATAAAAAGTGTATTTGACCGGATATTCTGTATATAATCTTTTTCCTTCGTTTCTTTCAACGACTCTAATTATATCTGCATCTCTATCAAAATACGCATCTACGTAACTCATTCTTTATCCTCATAACAAATATCATTTATGTTTCCTGCCAACACGTACCTTTTAGTTTTGCACGGATATACCTTGTGATGTGCAATGCTAGGAAACATAACTATCATATCATTATATACTGGTAAGTGTATTTCGTCAACCTTTTGTAGCTCATTTTTATTGTCCTCAAGTTCCACAAAAGTTAATGGGCTACTGTTTTCTCCTACATCCAAATAATAGACCCAACTGTATCTAGATAATGTTCCGTGCTCGTGTTGTGGACTAACTTGTCCTGGCAAATACTCTTGGAACCAAACATTTGCATCAATGTTGAATTTATCTGTATTTTGGAAATTGCTTTTTACTATAAAACTTGGACCTCTAGGACCTACAATATGTTTACAGTACCATAAATGTACCATATCAAGTAATTTATCTAGTATTCTATGATTTAAATGTATTTCCCAATCAGTCTTCCAACCTCTATCTTCTTGAGGCGGCACTCCATCACCTTTTTGTTTTAGATCTAAAAAGTAATCGATTATCTCTTTTCTGTTGGAATATCCTAATTGTCCATGCCGAATAGAAATCGGGTGCGAGATGTAAAATGTACTACAACTATTTGTCATTACTTCCTATGTTGCTTGTGGCCAACTAACCTTACTACATGCCCACCAATTGGTATAGGGCGATTATTCTTGTAAATTACTTATCTTTACCTACAGTAGTTACAAGAGTTTCTAAGTCTTCAAATTCATCAGCTACCTTATGCCAGTCACCTTTATGTGCTACTTTGATAGCTTTGTTTATTAATGCAGTTTTTACATTAAGTTCCTCGGCTACTGCTTTTACAGTTTCCTTTAATCCTTCTTGAAGATCATTAACTTCTTGTAAAACCTGTGCGCCTTCATTTACTAGTCTTTCTAATTTAGCTTTTTCATCTTGTCCGTAAACTCTATCACTCATAATATTCTCCTAGTGTTGCCTTATTATATACTGTTTCATTGTGTTTGTCAAGTTTTTGTTTACCATTTTCAAAAAGTTTTTGATAAGCATCTTCAAATCCATCTTCAACTTTACTCATATCGTCACCTTGATACTTGCACCACAATCTCTTGAAGTAACTGTCATGCATTTCTTCAATTGATTTATCTGTCCAATTATGACAACCTAAATGACCCTTTACGAGCCAAAATAATCGATATGCTTCTTTTCGAAACTCTTCCGTCATTTAGAAAATGTTCCATCAATATGTTTATCAATTGGTGCCAACAATTCATATCCTTGTATCTTTGCTTTATATTCATGATGGTCACCTAAGTACAAGTACTTATATCCTATTGACTTCAGCCAGGCCGGAACGTGGTGACTAAACCTCCAACCAATTCTTTTATTAGGTTCTTCGTAGTTCCATGCAAATTGCAAACTCACTCCAATTTTGTCGTTTGGATATAACAGAGTTTGCTCCCATGCAATTAATTTTCCATTTTCGTATAAACAGTTCCAATCATAAATGTTAATGTCATCTTGATAAAGTGGATACACACTTTTAAATTTTTTATATATGCAGTATGCATGAAACACTTCAGTTGCTTCTTGGAGTGTTGGTTTATGATGTATTATATCTTTGTCCAATTTGTATTCTACTTTTGATAAATCTACTCTACCGTACATAATAACCTAACCTCCTTTCATTAAAATATGGTTTTATATCCTCATACCAGTCTTCGAATGGATTGTCAATCCAAACATATCCTTGTTCAACTAGAGAGTTTTTATAATTTTCAGTTGTATCTTCCCATATAGGAATGTATTCATTCCATTTGTCGTCAATGGTTCCGTCTGGATTACCACTAGGCCTAAAATGAACCTCAATAGGATTATTTCCTTTATACTCTACATTTATAATAGGTACATCTATTTGTGCTAACTGTTTTGGTAGTTCAGGAGCAGTATCTAATTTAAGCCATCTTGTAAATTTAACTACATTTGATTTATCATTCCAGCCTTGCCAATTATGTAGCAGTTTCCATTCATGGAAAAATCCTTTATCTTCTTTAAAATATGTTGCTGAATAATGATTGCCTTCAAGATACTCACACCAAAAGTATCCTGGAGGTACACTTGATATATCACCTTTTTCCAAAACCTTGATGGTAGTACATATACCCATACCACCTAGATTGTAAATTGGTCTAATTACGTATTCTTTTGTTTCGGGAATCTCTGTTGCACCTGGACCACACTGATAGCCCATTGTTTCCGCCAAGTATAATTTATTCCACCACTTATGCAAGTGCGGAAGTTTCCTATAAAGTTCACGCTCTTCAAGATCATAAAGCCGATAATCTTCTATAAATCTTCTTCCTCTTTTGTCTTGTATTGCCATTCGTCTGTATGTCCTACTGACCACTTTGGGGTATTTTCTACTGTGTAATTTTGTGTACACACTTTAAAATCTGGTTGTTTTCTATCACCTAAAACAAGGCTTTGATCTGTGAATATTATTCTGTTGTTAGGTTGTGCCGCAAACTGACCGTTGTCTAACTTGATGATATTGAAAGACTTATGTTCAGGATCGTGTTCAGAAAAGTTTGTGTCTATTACATTTCTTTCTCTGTGAGCATTATCTATAGTAAATAGATATTCCCCTTTATGCATTTTTTTATCTTTTCCAAAAAATTGACAGTCGGATAACATTGATTTTTTGATTATAGTTATATCATAATCAAAGCAATCCCAATCTTCCCT